ACCCGCTTCTTCTCCGTTAATCATTTCGCTTTCCTCTCCCAGGATTTCTATTCCCGTGCCCTAGCCGACGGACAACCAATAACCGACTATCGCTTTTTCTGGAAACTCGACTTTCAAGTTATTCATCTCGAAGCTAACCCCCATCATATATCCTGCATTTTAAGGAAACCCGATGCCTAATATAAGCCTAACTGGACTTTCCGTTACAGTTGGAATGCCCACCACCCGCGACTTGAATCCGCAGGTGGTTCGTTGTCTTTTATCGACCCAAGAGTGTTGTATCCGAATGGGGATTCCATTCTCTCTGGCCATGGTCCAAGGTAATGCGGTAATTCAATGGGCCAGGGATGAGGTAGTTGACCTTTTCCTGCAGACAAATACCAATCGCTTATTCTGGATTGATTCCGATATAGTTTGGGAAACTAAGGATTTTATAACTATGCTCGCACTTTCCCAGGAGCGGGATGTTGTCTGCGCAACCTACCCCGCGAAGCTGGACACTTCCACCTACTATATCCATCGGGAAGAGCAGGGGCCGTTGCGGGTCGACGATCTTGGCCTGGTGGAAATCCTGGGAGTTGGCCTTGGATTTACGGTTATCCGGCGGGGGGTTATAGAGGACATCGTTTCCCGGTCCCCGGCCATACATGATGAAATCTCCGGGCGGGAAATCCCGGCCATATTCCAGCCCGGCTATCGGGACGGCAAACGAGAAGGCGAGGATATGCAATTCTTCCGCCTCCTGCGTTCTTCCGGCTACCGGGTCCATCTTAATCCCTTAATCCCGCTCGGGCATATCGGGCAGAAAATCTATCGCGGGGATCTTACCTCCGCAGTGGAGATACAACAATGATAACAACGGTTTCCGGGGATCTATTCAAAGCGGCGTTGAGGAAGTGTGGCGGGATTTTGGCCGAGGGGGAAACGCCTTCTGCGGAGCTAATGGAAGATACCCGCATGGCGTTTAATGTAATGGTTGATGCTTGGTCGGCGGAACGATTATCGGTTTATACCAGCCTGGAGCAGACTTTAACTTGGCCCTCAGGTGCGGCAAGCAAGACGGTTGGCCCGAGCGGAACGCTGGCTGGAATCCGCCCGATGCACCCGATTTCCGCATATTTCCGGGATGCCGGGATCGACTACCCCCTCACCGAAATCACCGAGGACGATTACGATGCAATCTCCCAAAAAACGACTTCCTCCAACCATCCCGAGTTTATCTATGTTGGTCGGGAAGTTCCCAACGCCACTGTCTATTTATACCCGGTGCCAAGTGGGAATTTGGAATTGCATCTGTCCTCGGTTGCGGAACTTCCGCAGATTGCTAACCTTTTCGTCAACATCACCCTTCCGCCGGGATACCAAAGAGCATTGATTTATAATCTGGCCGTGGAGATGTGTGTGGAGTTGGGACTGGAAGCCCCGCCGACTACAAAGCGGATTGCTACATATTCCAAGCGGGCTTTGCGAGCGCATAATTCCCCGAAAGATCGACTCGACATCCCGGCGGCATTGACGGGCGGGGAACGGTTCAATATAAACACTGGAGAATAAGCGAATGAAAACTCCTATTCTCGGGGGGCAGTATGTTGCCCGCAGTCACAGGGCCGGATATAACCGCGCCATCAACCTATATCCAGAAGCCATTACCGAGGGCGGGAAGGAGCCGGGATTTCTATCCCGCTGCCCAGGGTTGAAGAAAAAATCGACGATTGGCGGAGGTCCGTTGCGCGGCGGGGTAGTTGCCGAAGATTATGCCTATATTGTATCGGGTAATACCCTGTATAAAGTAACCTCCGCTTATTCCGCCACCTCCCTGGGAACTATCGACGGGGAGGGCTTCGCTCCGATGTCTTTCAATGGAGTGCAGATAATGATTGCCTGCGGGGAGATTGGGTATATTTATAATACCTCGACCGGAGTGCTTGCCCAGATTACCGATCCCGACTTCCCAGGCGCAACCACCGTTGATTACCTCGATGGTTATTTTATCTTCAACGAGCCGGATAGCCAGAAGGTCTGGGTTACAACGCTGCTCGATGGGACTTCCGTTGATCCACTGGAATTCACCTCCGCCGAGGGGAAGCCGGATGGACTGGTTGCCGTTAAGGTAAGCCATCGAGAGGCCTGGCTCTTTGGGAAGAATTCCATAGAGATTTTTTATAATTCCGGTGCCTTGGACTTCCCGCTTGCCAGAATCTCGGGAGCCTTTATCGAGATTGGTTGCAGCGCACCGTATTCCATCGCGCAGTTGGATAATTCCCTGTTCTGGCTCGGTGCGGATGCTCGCGGTTCAGGAATTGTTTATCGGGCGAACGGGTACTCCGGGGTCCGAGTTTCCGACCATTCCATAGAAGATGCAATTGCCGGTTTTTCGACAATCTCCGATGCTATTGGCTATTCCTATCAACAAGCCGGGCATACCTTCTATGTTCTGACCTTCCCGACCGCCGACCGGACCTTCGTATTCGATGCCGCAACGGGAGCCTGGCACGAGCGGGCAGCCTATGAAGATGGCTCCTTCCATCGCCACTTCTCCCAGATCCAATTCGTATTCAACGATCTTGTCCATGTTGGGGATTATCGCAACGGGAACTTGTATGTATTTGATCTGGAAACCTATGCCGATGACACTACTGAGCAGCGGTGGCTTAGGACTTGGCGGGCATTACCAACCGGGAAGAATAATCTAAAGCGAAAGATCCATCATCAATTGCAACTGGATTGCCAAACCGGTGTCGGGCTTAATTCCGGGCAAGGGTCGAATCCCCAGGTCATGTTGCGATGGTCCGATGATGGTGGTCATAATTGGTCCGGGTATCATCTGCAAGAACTCGGCGCTCTCGGGGATACCCAACAGGTGGTTATCTGGAAACGGCTTGGAATGACCAGGGATCGGATCTATGAACTATCGGGAACAGATCCAAATAAGATTGCGATAATGGGAGCGGAATTACGCCTGACGGAGGCCGGAACATGAGCAGAATCCCCGCCAACAGGGTTCAGCTAGTTGACCCCCGGACCGGCCTGATCTCCCGCGAATGGTATAACTTTTTCTTCGGGACTTCCGGTGGCGGGGAGAGCGGGGATGGAGCAGCGTTTGCCGCCGGGGTTATTGAGGCAACCGTCAACTATACCCCGGATAACTTCACCATTCATCTGCGGTGCGGAGGTAATGTTATTGTCTCCTTGCAATCCGCCGTTAATCGTGATAGTATTCTGACAATCACCAATGCCGGGACGGGAACGGTTACGATCAATGCCCAGGCCGGGGAAACAATCAAGAATGACGCGCAGTTGATCTTGGCGGAACAGTGGTCCTCGGTGCAACTTCTGCCCAGGATCGGGGGATGGGATATAGTATGAGCTACTTTGAGACAATAACGGTTGGGAATCTTTATAAGGATGCGCTGAAGAACGCTACCAAGACGCTGGATATTGCCCACTCCGAGATTCATTCCGGGGATAGCTTTAAAGCGTATAGCCGGCAAGCGGCCCTGGGAACGGGAACGGTTAAGTATGCAATCGAGGTCGGGGCCGATCCAATGCACTTTGTCCTGGATATCGGTGCTTATAACGGTTCCCTGAGGGTTGAGCTATATGAAGGCGCAACCTTTACCAGTGGCACCCCGCTGACCATTCAAAACCGGAATCGAATTTCAACGGATGCCTCCGTGGCGACAATCACCAGCGGGGTAACGACTACCGATGGGGCATTGCTGGATGAGATGTTCGTTGGGGCGGCGGGGAAGTCGGGGGATAATGCCAGATCGGAGTCGGAATGGATTCTGGCCCCGAATACAACCTATCGGGTGGATTTAATCGGGTTGGTGGCCGGGACTCAGGCGATTGTTGGGTTTGACTGGTATATTTAATTCATTGGGATTAATGGCTATTAATTCCGGGGAACAATTATGATAAACACCCTCTCCCTCTGCCCAACTTGCTACCAAAAGATCCCCGCCCAGATCCAGTTCCAGAATGGCTTGGTGGTGATGTCGAAGGTTTGCCCGGCGCACGGACCTTTTTCCGCTATCATGGAAAAGGATATTCAGCACTTTTCAAACTTCTACTCCGAGGGGACGCTGGGAAACAACAACACCATCATTATTCATACCCACGGGAATTGTAATATGTCCTGTCCCTGGTGCTACTTCCCGATGGGGCAGATACCCGATAAACCAGCGGATTACTTCAACATGGTCCTTGGGCAATACCGGGGATGGAATTTATTGATGTCCGGTGGGGAACCAACAATCAGGCCGGATTTTTTCGAGTTCACCGAGAGGATGGCGGGAATGGGCTGGCCAATGGCGGCAATCACCAATATGCTTCGGCTCGGGGACCGGGAGTTTTTCCAACGGACGCTGGAGTCCCCGTTGGCCGAGGGCGGAATGCTGAAGTTCGCTATGTCCATGCAGCACCCGAAAAACTACCCTGAAGCCATATTACGCCAGAAGATTGCGGCGATCAATAATATCGAGATGGCCGGAAAGCGGGTCATGTGCGTTATGTTCTCCATCCAGTCCCTTGACGAGCTTGACTATATCCGGGATTTCTATGATGCAACCAAGTCGATGTATGGTATGCTGAGAATCCGGGCGATGTTCGGGAATTGGAAAAACAAGGGCGGGGAGAAGGTTTGGCTTTCGGATCTGCATAAGGCTTTCTTGTGGAAATTCTCCGACCTCATGCCAAAGATTTCCCGCCGGACCGAACAGTCGAATATCTATTGCCTGTATATGGAAATGAAGGGCGGGATGGAGGTTTCTTTGTCCTCTGCCCCAACGGTCGAAAATCTTGATTATCACCAGTGCTCCCGCCCGGTCTATATGCTTGCCGAGGATGGAAGATGCTACCCAGTTCCGATATGCCAGATAATTTCCGAAGGTGTTGAGCGGGGCTGGAAAGACGGGTATAAATTAGTCCAAGGAGGAGAATGATATGTATGTAGCGGCAGCGGCGGTAGCGGCAGCGGGTATAGGTGCGGCGGTGGCTAAATCTCAAGGGAATAAGGCTAGGGATTCGGCACAATATTCCGCCGATCTTCAGCAAATAGCCAACGAGAAAAACATGGCCCTGGCCGAGCAGCAAATGGCACAATCGTTTGAAGCGTCTATGGCCGCCGCGGAAATGATGGCCGGGGCGACTACCGAGGCCGCAAGGATTCAAGCGGAGGCGGCGAAATATGCCGCCGATAATAGCTACCGGGCGGCAGCCGATGCTCTGGCAATGCAGAAGGAGCAATGGGCGCAATACCAACAAAACATTAATCCGTACCTGAAATCTGGTAAGGCCGGATTGAATCAACTCTCCTATGGCCTAGGTCTACCCGGATATAAGGGCACCGGGGAATCAGGCTACCTCTCCCGCCCGTTCCAGATGTCGGATTACCAGGCCGATCCCGGATATGCGTTCCGGCTGTCGGAGGGGATCAAGGCGCTGGATCGGTCCGCCTCCGCCAATGGGAATTTACTTTCCGGCCAGACCCTTAAAGGTGTCACCCGATTCGGCCAGGATTTTGCTTCCAACGAATACCAGAATGCCTATAATCGCTATACCGCCAATCAAAATATGCGGTACAATCAACTGGCGAATCTGTCAAACATGGGACAGAATACAGCGGTTGGAGCCGGTAATGCCGGAATGCAGATGGCTCGGGACGGGGGAAATATTATCACCGGGGCGGCGAGTCAAGCCAATCAATATGGTATCAATGCCGCGCAGGCCCAGGCCATGGGACTTACCAATTCCGCACAATACGCCGGGCAACAAGCGCAATGGGCAAATAACCTCGGAGCACAGTACACCGGGCAGATTATGAACAGCAATCTTAATTCGGCGGCGGCCCAGGGCAATGCAGCGTTGATTTCAGCCAATGCGAGTTCTTATAGCCCATGGGCCGGAATGGCAAATAGCTTGGCGCAAGGACTTGGGAATTATTACGCGACACAACAACCATCCTATTACAATCCGAATGCCTTTAGCAACTATAACCCGAATCAATGGGCTGGAAGTTCCAATTATAATTATTAAAGAGGAGAACTGAGATGGCCGGAGTACAATGGAATCTCTTACAGCAACCCGCTCCCCAGCCCCCTATCAACATCCTGGACTCGTTTCACCAGGGGGTCGGGCAGATGCAAAAGATGCGGATGAACGAGCTGGCCCTTGCGAAAGGTGCACAGGAATTGGAATACAATCCGCAGAAGCTATATAGCCAGATTCTTGAGCGGCAATCAAAGGTTGGCTTAAATGACGCTAAGGCCAACCAGACCTTAGTTAAAACCCAGGTAGATGCCGGGAGCCTTGCTGCGCAGCTTGCCGATGAGGCTTCGAAAGCCCCGGATGAGGCTCTGCTTGCAAAGGCACATGAGGGTGCGGAGCGGGTAGGAATGGCCAGGGGAGTTCCCCCGGAACAAATCCAAGCGGAGAAAGATCGACTTACACAGCAACACGCGATGGAGGGCCCTGCGGCTTTCCGGCAATACCTTTTTCAACAATCCTTGAAGAATAAGGAATTGCTGGCCCAAAAGAACGCTGAGGTCGGACAAGCCCAGAAGGACCGGGCACTTGGGCAAGGGGATGTTAAGCTGGATCAAGGTTGGGTTGGGCTTAGTCAGGGGCAACAGAAAGTGGATGTTGCGAAAGGGCAGTTGGGGGTGTCACAACAGAATGCGGATACAATGAAACAAAAGGCCGATCAGGCTTTGACCGTTCAGGAAATTGGAGCAAATCGACCGTATGTTGCAAATCTAATGGCGAATGGATGGATGCCTACCGGACGGATGACTAAGCCAATGCTGGATGCCGTTGAAGCGGCGGCGGCAAAAGCCGATAAGGATGGGCTTCCGTTTGATCCTGATGCCGTGCGGGCTTATGAGTTCCAAGCACAGAAAAACACTTCCCTTGGTCGGACGGCGGGGAGTAGGCTGGTAACGGCCAGGAAGGAGAACATCGACACCGCGCAAATGCTCTTGGGTCGTATGCAAGAAACCGCCAAGGAATTGAATTTCTCCGATTTCAAGATTGCCGGTATCGCGGAAAAGTTTGTCAAGGGGCAGCTTAATGATCCGGTCCTCACCCGCTACATGACACAGCGGGCGGATGCCCTCTTTGCTCTTGGTAATGCCCTCAAACAGAATGGCATAACGGACAAGGCAATTCAGGTGGAGGAGGAAGCGGCAAATCCGACCGTATCTCCGAAGGCTTTCGATGCTTGGTATCGGGTACAGATGGAGGCGTTGAAGGATGCCGGGGCGGCATTGAAAAAAGATTATGAGCCGATGATGCCGAATAGACAGCAAGTGGCGGCTCCTCCACAGACAACCGGACCAAAACAAATCGCTTCCGATGACGACTATAATGCCCTTCCGTCCGGCACTGAGTTCATAGCACCCGACGGGAGCAGAAGGAGGAAACCATAATGGGATGGCAAGATGCTCCGATTATTGAAGGAGGAAAGAAGGCGGCCTGGGAGATGGCTCCGCTGGTTGAGGAGACTACGATGGCCGCTCCGACAGTGCAACCGGCCACTCCAGCTCCCGCCCCTCCTCCCGATACCATCGTCA